ACTCTGAGCAAGAAGTGCAGTTCGTCTCACCTAGAAGCAAAGATGAGCATTTACTCGCAGATTTTGAAGATTTGACCGATAATCTATATCAGTTCGCTTTATCCGTAGGAAAATATTCAGACGAGAGAATAAAACGAGAGTTTTTTAAGAAAACTACCGTAAGAGATGTAGCATTCTTTCGCGAAAAACTTCTTGAAGATAGGTACGGTATGAATAAAACCATGTCTTACAATTGCGCAGATTGTGATTCTTTGAATGAAATGTTAATCCCACTAAACGAAAGTTTTTTCTCAGTGAGCTAAACGCCCGGGTAGAAGGTTTAGCGCAGGAATCATATAGTTTAGTAAAACACGGGAATTTTAGTTACCATGACGTTCATATTATGACCGGACTGGAAC